CATTCTTCTAACTCACCGTCTGGGATGGTTGGAGCAGGAGTATTAAGTTTGTTCATGGTATAGCGTTTTTCCATTTCTGGATTTTTGCCAGCCAGGCCGGTAGTAAGATCGGTTACTACATTTTTTAATTCAGGGCTAGTGTAAGTTTTAATGCCTATACTATCATTGCCTCCGCCGATCTCTTTATTCAACATATCGCCTTTGGCTCTGTAATCTGCATACTTGTCATAGGCAGCGTTATCACCTGCATTGCCTGCCGGTCCTACCTCATCAAGATTTTTAATTGTTTTATATAATTCTGTAAAGTTCATTATTTTTTTCCTTGTCTAGGATCAGGATTCTTAACGGCGCCCAGTGGACTTTTTGTACTGTCTTTAGGAGTTTCAAAATCTGGATCTGTTTTTTCAACTTTTTCTTTAGATTCTGCCTTAGTGATTTCTGCTCTACGATCAGCATTAATTTTGTTAAGCTCTTTTAAGAAACTAGTAACGTGTTCTTGTCCTACTAGTTTTTGACCTTCTGCATTTGTTTCGTAATCTTTTTCTAATAAAGATTCGCCATCACCTGGTGCTTTCATATGAGCATGATTCATTTCTGCCTCAGCTTCTTCCATAGGGTTGCGAACCTTAATATAAGATGGATTCATTTTTAATTTTTCAACTAGATCATTCCTTAGAACAAAACTAGTAGTAGGATAATTACATTCTACTTCAAATGTATGAACTTCTGTATTTTTAAGTTCAGGAAAATCAATTGGACTTTCTTGAATAGGTGTTCTTTTAGCAGCACTTACTTTTGTGCAGTCATATTTTGCTAGAGCTTCTTTAACTCGAGCTACTAGATCTTTTTGTATATCGCCAGCAATTTTTACTCTAAAAGGATAAGTTTTTTTGCTTTCGATTAAGTATTCTTTGAATGAAGTCATAGTAAATTCCGTATACGTTATTTATTCATATTTTTAAGTTTTTCCAAGAGGCTATTGCGATCCGAAACTATATACCCGTCGCCTGGAATAGTAAGTCCGCCGTCACCGCCTGCTGCATCTTGATCAATTTTTTGTTTTTTAAGTTGAAGCTCTATCATCTTAAGTTTTTTGTCAATTTTGGCTGCCTTAGCATCTATGGCATTCTTTAACATTGTACCTGCAACTTCAAAAATACGCCCGCTGTATCTTGCTTCAACATTCATGCCTAAATCCATTAGATCATCATAGGCATCTGTTGCACGTTGGGCCAGCGCATCAAATTCTGCATCACTAGCATCGCCTAGACCCTTTACTTGAGGTAGCGCAGCTGATATTTTATCAAATTCTTCTATATCACGAAGAAATGGTTGTACTTGAGGAACAACTTCGTTTTTCTGTTCCTCAGCTTTGATTATCTTTTTATTTTCAGGGAGATTTAAAATCTCTTCAAGTTTCTTAGTCATACTTTACTTATCTTGAGCCGTTATGAAATAGTTCATTTTCTGTAATTATTCTAAAACGTATGCCCTGTTGTCTACAATAAGCATTTGCTGCTGACCATTTGGCTTGATTTTGTATGTATTGTGCCTGCCGTACTTTACTACGTCCTACATCTTCCAACACTGCTTGATTTTGAGGTTTTATTTCAATTAGCTCTACATTAATTTTATTTTTAGCATCGACATACTGTATAAAAAAATCTGGAACATAAATTGAATGACGTCCAGTTAAAGGATTTTTATAAGGAATTTTAATAGCTTCACATGCCCACTGATGAACACTTTCGTTAGTATCACAGAAACGCATAAAGTGCCATTCCCAACTGCTGCGATATGTAGGATTTTTAAGTCCTATATATTTTTGGGGATTTTTTGGTGTAAATTTTCCTTGAGCAAAACGACTCATACTAAAATATTTCTGCTCTCAAATGTGTCTTCTACCGGTGCAATCTTATAACCTAAAAAAGAAGTGCTCTCTCTGTAGTTATTAAGGACTTCTGCAACAACTTGGCTTAGTTGTAGGTCTGTTAAACCTTTAAGCGTATCTAATAGCTGGAAAACGCTAACACCGTCATTTTTTGCTTGGTTTAAAAGAATAATAGTAACACTGCGACTTGAATCTTGATCAAATCCTCTCTTTAAAAAGAAAGTTACAGTAGCATCAATTTCCATAACAGGAAAGGTAACTTCATGTAAGAAGAATTTATCAAAGAAATTTTTTACTTCAGTTGAACTATCTTTAGAGTCAGATTGTGGAAGATTATTGAGCATAATTAGAATCTAGGTTTAGCCTGTACATTTGTAGATTTTACTTGACTTTGGGGAAATGCAATATCATCGATACCGCTTACACCAGGCCTGGCCACTGAATTTAGTGATTTTGTTATAATATTTTTACCTTCTTCTCTAACACCAGCATTGGTAAGTCTTTTACTATTTTGATATGTATTGATAGTTTTAATTGCTGTTGATAAAAAGTTAGCGGGATTTTCAAATGCTTCACCACTAAAAATATCACCTAAAACTTCTGAGGCACCAGCAATGACACCGCCTTCACCGAATAAGCTAGCGGTGCCGCCACCTGCTATACTTAATGGGCTCGGACTTAGGTCATAATGTTCTAAGGCAAATCCTTCTGGGTTACCTCTTTGAACACGGCCAGCACCGTAATAAACTGCTTCGTAGGCCAGTGTCATAGTATTTTCATGGGGACTGCTATTTGCGTAATCTAACTGTTCGTGATTCCAATTAGTGATTACAGGATTAACTAGAGTATAACTAACAAATGTATGACGTGCCATTTGATAGATAGTTATTTTTCTAAAAAACGGAATGCTACTATCATTATCAAAGCCATATTTGCCTCTGATAAATTCACTACCTCTCATACTGGTCCTATAATAAGATCCGGGTATTGACTTAGCAGTTCTACTATCGGCAAAATAATAACCGTAGTAGTTTTGCCATAATTGATTAACTAGACCTAGATTATCGTCATTAAATTTTACTTGTACAGGCTGATAGTCAATTTTATTATGAACAATCTTTTTTCTATTATATTGATTTATTGTTTCGGTGGTTATATTAAAATTAGGCAGATTAATACTCTTAACCATGAGGTTAATTTCATTTCGGTGCCTTTGATCTAACGCAGTATTTTTAAGAGCATCAGTATTAATACTGAAACTAACATGATACAGATATTTTTGTTTAGGTGCAAGCCTAAATGTATCATCCGTAAACGTGCGGGCGGCATGTTGGAAGTCACCCATGTTACCTTTAGGATGCGTTACACCATAAAGAGTATTATTTAAAAAACCGTCAAATGCGTTGGACATGCTATTATTTATCGAACCGAATTAACTGAGTAGTTAATACAAGTCTATAAAAAAGGACTGTTGCCAGTCCCTTTTTTTAAATACCGCCGCCTGTGGCTAGTGTATTAACTGTACGTCCTACGACTGTACCTATACCTGTTCCTTGCGGACTTTGAATACAATTATCCATTTGTATAGTTAGGTCGATTTGTGCAGGTCCTTGTTCACTGTATGCTACATTCTGGTAGTTTGCAGTTGTAACATAGCAACCATAGCACTCCCATGTTTCTAGAACTGTGGCTACGTTTGCACCGTTGCCGCCATCTAACATTTCAATACGCATGGTGAATTTGTAGTCTACACCGCTAGCAGCTGAACTTTGTTCAAAAAAGTCAAACTGTTTCTGCATTTGTTCGCCTACTAGTTTTGTAACTGCACCAGTTACATCATCACGTAAGCTAACGTTTAGCGGTTGCCATGTATGTTTGCCAGCATAGTTAATTTTACTGTTGTAAATTTCAATAGTCTGATTAGCAAACTGCACATTAGGTCGAGCTGCTGAAATAACTTGTTTTGTTAGTTCAGTAGTTGGTGTTGATACACCAAAGTTTTCAAACATCACTCTAAAGCGATATTTTAGCTTTGGCATCAGCATGCCTTGAGCTGAAGCTGATTGATCGCTAGCTAAGGGTACTGTAAATTTTGAAAGGGTTGCGACTGCCATTTGTATCTCCTAATTATTTGCTGCCAAGGCCTTTGATTTCACCAGTGTTCTTTAAACGCAATGGAATATAGATAAATTCAACTGATTTTACTGGTTCAATGGCAATGTCAAGATATAATTCATTACGATCAATTCTTGACGGTGTATTGTTGCTGGTATCACATACAACTAAGAAGTCATAGATTGCACGTTGACCAACTAATTCTAACATTAGACTTTCAGCAGCTTGTTTGATCTCGTCGCGTGTTATCTTATCGTTAGGTTCAAATATATAAGGTTTAGCTAGTATATTCAATTGACGGCGTAGATAAACAACTAGTCGAGCTACGTTGATACGATCTAGACTACTTGCATTTTTTGCACGAGTTAATTGACCGTAGTTTACAAGTCCTGTACCGGTTATAAATGTTATTGGATTTACTTTACATGTTTTTTGTAGAGTATCTCGTTGTCCAGTATTCAATGCTACTGATTGGAATTCGCCTGACACATAATCAATGTATCCAACTGAGGTAGCATTTGTAATACCGCCACGACGTGTGCCCGCTGGTGCAAACCAAGGATAGCTGACATTATCGCTCAGTGCGATTGTACGTAACATCATATGACTTGGTGGAACAACAATGTTTCTACCAGCGTTATCGCTAGTGAATCCCCATGGATAAAAAACTCCTAGGTATTCATCGCTGGTCACTAGTCCGTATACATCGTCTTCGACACTGTTATATACGTTAGTTCCCCAGTTAGATAAACTTGTTGCATCAGCAGGTAGACGGCTCGGAGAATCGCCTACAACAAATGCAGTAAGCCCTCTGTCGAAGTTTAAATTAACCATAGGTCCGATTAGTTCTTCGTATCCTGGGCAAGCTATTAGATTAAACACGCGACTTTCTTCATCTCTAATTTCTTGATTACTGTTAACCAACCCTCTAAGAGCCTGCAGAGCAACTTCACGTTGTGCATGACGACCAAAACGTCCTGATCCGTTGGCAAAGTTACCGCTGATTGAAACCCAACGATTTGGATAGTATTCAACAGTTGAAGCATCATCTTGACGCTTGTTTACTGCACCAAAAGAAGTATCTATATGGTTCACTTTATATTGTTTTACGTTCCAACCTGAACGTCTAGTATTCCAGAGTAACATGCCTCTTGGATATAGTGCTGGATCGGGTGCGTCTGGATCTAGATAATCATAGGTTAATAGTGTTTCTATGCTAT